TGTCTCTGGCTTCGCTAAGTTAAATTGTTGCAGACAAAGATAACCAAAAGCATCAAACGCATGGTCCACTCCCAGATTTTTATTAGGCAAACCAGTATTAGGTGCATAAGTTAATGTTCTAAGTGCTTTTATCAATTCTTTACAACGAGGATGTATAAGCGTCCTCCTGTCGCCATTAGCATCAAACAAGGCAGTATTAACAGCAGTGATCTTATCTCTGATCTTCCAGGGGCTTCTAGGACTCATAACAGTAAAACCAGACCTTCTAAGTATCGTATGATCGGTTACACCAACACCACTGGTCTTTCTTGCACTTCCCGTAGGGTCTGGACAGGCAATAATTCTACGATCAACTCCATATCTTCTCGTAACCTCCTCTGCAAAATCCCATGTGGTAGCACCTCCTGTCAACATAATTTCATCAAAAACATAAAGCGTATCATTATGCTTTACCGCACAGATTCCTGCCATAGGGTCAACGTTAAAATCCAGCCCAATTAACAAAGGAAGCATGTGTAAATCTGCTACTTCCTTATCAATATTGTCATCACCAAAACTAACAGCTACCAATCCTGTTAAATTCTCAAAACTAGCCTCAAATTCCTGCCTAAAAGTCCTCGCATCTAATTGACTTCTGGCTGCTTCAACCTCTTCTTCCGCTACATTACCCCCCTCTATCGTAGTAAAACTCCATCTCTGCCAATCATCCCATTCCTGTTCACCACAAAAGCACCACATATCATAAAACCAACTCGCTGTTCCATCAGGAGTAGAAATAAACAGTGCCCAACCCTGTTTATCAGCCAACGCAGGTCTAATAACCTCCGCCCATACATCTCTATCCATAAATGCTGCCTCATCCAATACAACACCTGCCAAGCTCCTACCCCTCAATGCCATCGCATTTTCAGTTCCCTTCAACTCAATACTCGATCCATTAATTAAATCGAGTCTCAAATCAGTCTCATTTTTACTCTGAACCCACGTTCTAGGAGTCAATCTTTTCAATTCCTTCCATGCAATGTCCTTCGCCATCCTATAAGTAGGTGCACAATAAAAATAAACTTCTCCTGGACGATTAATAGCTCCTCTCAATAACTCAATACAACTTAAATAACTTTTCCCAAACCTTCTTCCCGCCACAAGCACTCTAAATCTTTTTTCACTATTGAACACCTCCCCCTGTGCATACCTTAAACTGATCTCATTTAGACTCATTTATACCTTTTTTACATAATATTACTCATTTTCTTTCGCATTTTACACTTTTAAAGCTATCATCGAAATATTAACACCCTTACAAAACAAGTTCGTGGCTGAATCTTTTATTAACAACAACTTAAATTTAGATCTACCAGTTCCTCAACGTAAACCTCGTGTACAAAAATATACAGGAGGTTCAAATTCAAGAGCAGTTATAGAAGCAAGATCTCAAAGATTATACTCACGTCAACTTGAAGGTAAAACTACTCGTCAACTGGTCATAGAACATTCTAAAAGAGAAGGCATTTCAGAACCTACCGCCTGGGCTGATTGGGGTAGAGTTAAAGCTTGGAATGATGAAGATTGGCTTAAAGAAAGAGATAAAATGATCCCTCGTCTACAAGCCATGCGTATGCGTCTTTTCAACAAAGCCATAGCAAAAGGTCAACTTCAAACAGCAGCACAGATCCTAGACTCTCTAGGCAAGGTAGTAGGGGAATCTGTCGAGACAGTCAACATTCAAGCTCCAGAACTTGCTATTCGCATAGAACCTAAGCAATAAAGATTTATAGAATATATTTAAGTTACCCACGCACGCAAAAAATAAAAAATATTTTCTAACCCTGCCCCATAGAATAAAAATAAGTAAAAATACTCATAGATTATTATTAAATTAGTATACTAAAATGTTTGATTTTTGGTTATAATATGGGTAGGAATAAATTAGTTTTATTACTTCTTTAAATCCTCTGTGAAGCTTTAATTATCTCTCTAGGTAATAAATAGCTAATACAGTAAAAAGCTATTTACAAGACTAATAAAAGCAAATAGCTAAAATAAACACTCAATCAAATTAATCAAACTATGTTTCTAGTAAATTTTATTTTAATAACTTCAACAATTATTTTTATTGCAGAGGTTAATCAAAAGGTTAGTAACTATTTAAAAAATAGAAAGTATTGACTTTAAAAAAAAAATTATTCATTCTATTAATTAAACCCATGAAATTCTATTTAATTTTTATTATTGCTGTAACTTTTGTTTTAAGTTCCCTGGGCAATGATCACCCAATAAAAAACGGAAAGTTACAAAACAATCAAACTGTTGAGACTTTTCAAACTCACATAAATGATATATAATACATATCATAAACAAACTTTTATTTTATTAATTGAACTATGGACAATGAACTAGCAAACCAGCTGCAAGAAGCTAAAGAAGTACTTCAAGCTATTGAAGAGATTCCTACTGATAAATTTTTAACTTGTAAGGAATACAATACAATTCTTTTAAAACTTGTTAAAGACTCTTATGACTATAAACAAAACAAAGAAGAGTATGATGAAATTTTAACTAAGATATTCAGTATGACTATTATTGAAGTTGAAAAATTAGTTACGATACAAGAGATAGAGAGAGAACAACAAAGAAGAATAGAAGAAGTAAGTAAACCTTTAACAAGTAAACCATTTATAACTAACTCTTAAATGAGTTAGTTTTTTTTTATAAATCAATTAAATTAATTATGAATACCCAAGACTTAAGAATTAAAATTTTAAATGATTTAGATTTATTAAATAATAAATTTACTCATAAAGAAATTATTAATTCAATTATAAGTTTTTTACCACAATCACAATTAGAAGAATTAAAAGACTCAATTGATAGAGATATTTTATTATAAAAATATTTTCTTAAAGCTATCTAATTTTAGATAGTTTTAAAAAACTATTTTTTATTAAATAGTTTTAATTGTACCTTATTTTATTAATTAATTATGAATTCAAAAGCTAAAAAAATAATTATTGAAAGTTTAAATTTCAATAATAAAAACTTAAAAAGTGAGAATAAAAAAGATATAAAATTTATTAGAGATCACATACAAGTTATTAGAGGTTAATTATGCATATTTTAACAGTTAAGGCAGTTTATTCTGACTTAAAAAATAAAGCTCAAATATTAGATTATTATAAATCCAATAAGGATTTTTATAATTTGAATCCTTTAGTTAATGGAGCTTATGTCAATAAAGAGGACGCTAAAAAGCATAAGGTAACATATTTAAATGTAAGATATAAAAACTTAACTAAGGTAGCAGTAATAGACGTTAGTAAGGATAAATTTATATAAAAAAATAAATTGATACTTACTTTAAAAGGATTATTAAATTAATCCTTTTAATGAAAGTATTTATTACTTTCAATTAAAAACTTATTTAAATTAATTAAACATGAATAAAAACTTGTTTAAGTTTGGTGTTAATAACACTAAGCTTAAAAATACTATTACATTCTCAAAAAGTAGTGGATTAACATGCCCAGGTGCTAATAAATGTAAAGCTTATGCTGATATGAATGCCCAAGGTAAAAGATCGGTTAAAAGGTTTAAGGATACTGAGTTTACTTGCTATAGTGCAACATTAGAGGCTTTATATCCTAGTTTATATAACCTTACAAGACATAATACAAATTTATTGAATGAATACATTAAAAAAAATGATTTTAATGGATTAGTAGAATGTTTTAATGTATCTTTAAATAAAAAAAGAAGTAAGAATATAAATTTAGTTAGATGGAATCAATCAGGTGATATATATACACGCTTTGAACTTGAAGCTCTTAAAAAAGTATGTGAACTTAATAAAGATTTGATGTTTTATTTTTATAGTAAGAATCTTGTTTTATATCCTACAAATAGAAGTATTCCAAACAATATGAAAATAACTGCAAGTTATGGGGGTAAATATGATTATTTAATTGATAGAGGTTATTTTAAAAGGTTTTCAAAAGTTGTTTTTTCAACTAATGAAGCAAAAATATTAAACTTGCCTATTGATATAGATGATACTCATGCTTATGAAGATAAAGGTGCTAACGGCTTTGCATTATTACTTCATGGTACGCAAGCTAAAAATAGTAAAGCTAGTGAAGCATTAAAAGAAATAAAAAGAAATAAAAAACAACTAGTTAAGGTATAAATAAAAAAAATATTATATATATTTATTATTTATTTATTATTTAATTTTTAAAAAATATAAAAATAAAAATTTAAATAATATATCAAAGTCAATATTTTCATTGATGAATGAATGATTGTTATTGTTCATGAATGAATGAAATTGCCTTGAATCATGAATGTCATGGTCATGAATGAATCTCTTGATATTTGACATGAATGGTATGCATAAATATATGTTTATGATATCATACATACATAGTTTATTAAATTAATTAATCATGAATGAAAACAAACCAAAGAAAAGAACTGAATCAGAATTTATTCAAGCAAAATTTTTTGATGCATATGATGAATCAACAGCCAACAGAAAATCCACTTTAAGCTTACTTGCTGTTTATCAATTATTTCATGATGAGAATGGACACTGGTGTCTATTTAAAAATAATTTTGGTATTGATTGTGATAAACATAAAGATCAGGATCATGCAGAAAAATTAATTGAATCAGAAGATATATTTGATTTGTTTCGCACGTTATCTGAAGAACAATTTAAGAATCATAAAAAGCACTACAACAGAGAATATAAATACCAGGATGAGGATGTTGAATAATGGTTAAAGAGAATCCTAATAAGGAATCATGCAAGGAAAGAATGAAAGAACTTATCAGAGTTAGAAAACTTAATAGGAATCAAGTAGTTAAAAGATGCATGAGAGAGTTTGATGACGTTCATAAATCAACTTTTTATGGTTGGTATGATGAAGTCATCAATGAACCTGATATAGTTTCTTGGGAAGAGGATAGAAAGGCAGAATCTATTAGTGAATATCAAATTAAAATTGATTTGATAGAAAGAATGTTTAATAGAAATATGGAACAATACGATAAGTATTGTGATGAATATGAAAATAAAGAGGATGAAGAAACTTTAGAGAAGATAGAAAAATATGAAGACAGATTAAAATATTTCATTAAAAAATAACATACACGAAAATTCGCTAACGAAAACATTATGGATTCATTTTTAAGAGATCACCAACCAGGCATAGATCATATGCATGAAGAAAATGCGATAAATGATCTACGCAATGCAGGAATATATCCTGAGATAGAAGAAGCAGAGATAGATGAGGATTATGAAGATTATGAGTAACTTACAAAATACTGAACTTCTTGAGAGTTTAATTGAAAAATGGGAAATAGTTCCTTGCACTAATGGAGTTGGTGCATTTGAATTATCTTTTGAGGAAGAGTTAACACATGAGACATTTGATACTATTTATGAAGCAGAAAAAGCAATAGATATTTATGTCAAAAAACAATTTGAGGAATTATCACAATGACTAAAAGTCAAATTGAAATTGCTGTTGAGTTTCTTAAAGAGCGTGGATGGCAGTTTAGACCAGCACAAAAAATACAAGGTGTTTTTAAACCTATTGGGAAATATGATGCTAAAAATCCTATTGAAAAAAATTTTAGTGCTTATGACAACAAAACTTTAAAAATGTATGCTGTAGTTATTTCTAAAGCAGAATCTGAAGGTAAAATCTGGAAATATGTAAATTAATATATATAAACATATTTTAACCAAGTTCCTGAAAATAATTATCAACAGCAAGTCTAATGTGATATGCCATAGGTATACCATCTTCACTTGCTTTTTTTAATTTTGAATATTGCTCTGGACGAAATTGACACATGTAACGTACATATTCCTGCTTTGGTCTTGGCATAGGTTTTAAAAAGATATGTTGTATATATAACATAATATAAAAAGGCTATCAAGTAAAAACTTAATAGCCCTTTTCTATGAATCATTACCCAAGCTAGGTAATTAATCGCTTATGAATGAATTAATTACGCCATGAAACTAGCGTTGACTCATTCAGACATCCTCAATGGGAACTCTAAACATCTTTGAATGAAATGTAGACATTACTTAGAGTCATCAGTAAAATTTCTATCAAAGGAGCAGCG